GACCTTTTTCACAGGTTGGGGTGCTAACCAAAAAAGGGGATGCGGACCTTTGTTTATACCCTAACCCGTGAAAAAGGAAGGGGTCCCTACTGAAAATTGATTTGCGTTTTTTGGTATTGCCGTTGTGCACCCTAAAATAACTATTAATAATCCACACCCCCAAAAAGCCATGAGCGCTCACGAATCTTGTCCGGTATGTTTGAATGACGAAACTTCCTGTTCTCGATTGAAAGGTTGCGGTCATGCCATTTGTAAAGAGTGTAAAAATAATCTAAAGAAAACGAGCAACCAGCATATTCTAAATAATTTCAATCAAACCTTGGTGAAATGCCCTATGTGCCGAGCGATTGAAAAACCATCTTACCAACAATTGGAACAGCAAGTTCAACGGCTATTAGACGAAATCGCCTACAAAAATCGCAGAATCGTGCAATTATGTGACGGGCATTTGGCTTCTGTGGTTCCGCCCACACCAATGGTTCCGCCCCGACCACCACAGGTTCCGGTTATTGACTTGGTTGGTCCAAGACCAGCCACACCAGGTGAAGTCGTTGCATTGTTGGGTCTAGCACGTGCCCCCAGAACTAGAACCCGAGCTATCCCTAATAATCCCTTGATGTTCTGCCAACGAACCGACTGCCGAAGAAAAATTAGAACCAGAGAGCGATGCCGCAACCATCCGGACACTCCATGCTGCCAAAGTTGTCGATGGGCCGGATGCAACACCTGCCGAGCAGCAATGCGCAACCCAGCCCTCGCGGCGAACCCTGGTCCCGCTGCCAACCCTGTCCCAGCGACTGGCAATTAAATCTAGAGTTTATCATACCATTGTAATTAAAGAATTGAATCATCAACCCCATCCTAACTATATTTGAGAACCTTGTATTATATTGTATCTTTTTCTTTTTGGGGTGGGGTGGGCGGCTTTAAGTACTTTTGGGGATTTATATATTAACCCCTCCAAAAAACTCAAACAAATGGTAGGCTACTGGGCGAATTTGACATTTTAGTTTGTCAAGGAAAATGTCAAAAATGGGATATACGGACTTTCTTTTTGGTGAAAAAAGTGGTTGTGACTGACTCAATGTGAAACCCATCATTATTTTTTTTGTATGACTGCATAACTTTTTTATTGTGTTTTTGCGGAAAAGGATTTAAGAGATTTTTTAATATCCCAAATAAATCTTAAAACTAATTTTATAGAATCATAATAAATATAAGATCTTTATAAGATTTATAATGCCAAAAACCGAAATTGATTATTCTAGTACTATTATTTACAAAATCACTTGTAAAGACCCAAATGTCAAAGATGTATATGTGGGACATACTACTAATTTCGTGCAAAGAAAACATGCGCATAAACAAGGTTGTGTGAATGAAAAATCATCTAATTACAAATGTAAATTATATGAAACGATTCGAACCAATGGTGGATGGAACAACTGGAGTATGGAAATAATTAATTTCTTTAAATGCCGAGATCATTATGAAGCAAGAATAAAAGAACAAGAATATTTTGTATCACTAAATGCAACCTTAAATAGTATTGAACCGTTACCAAAACCAAAAGAAATCATTCCAAAAAATATAGTAGTTGAATCCAATAAACCAGATAAGTCAAAAAATGTGAAAAAAATATTTTGCAAACAATGTAATATCGAATGTATTAAAACTGAATGGACAAACCATATTTTATCAGATAGTCATAATGCCAATCTTGCAAAAATATCCGCAAAATATGCATGTTCTATTTGTGCATATAATACTTGCAAAAAAACAGACTACAATAAACATATAGCAACTGATAAACATATTAAAACCACGAATGATATCAAAAACACGAAAAACGATAACAAATTATCGATAACTGGCGAAAAACACTTTGATTGTATTTGTGGTAAACAATACAAGTATGATACAGGTTATTACCGTCACAAGAAAACATGTACATATGTTCCACCACCCCAACAGGAAGTAGAATCCATTCCTGAAGTCATTCATTCTCCTGAACCTAATTTGATGGATATTATGCAAATGTTAATCAAAGAAAACCAAGAAATACGTAATTTGGTAATTACCCAACATAATACTATTGTCGAACAAAACAAAACGTTGACTGAACTGGTGAAAAACCAACAATCATCTACTAATAATAGTCATAACAATAATAATAAACAAGCCATAAATGATGTGTTGATATAATAAGATTGTTAGTATTTTCACATGATAAAAATTGGGGGGTTACCCCCTCGAAAAACTCAAACAAATGGTAGGCTACTGACGGAATTTGACATTTTAATTTGACAAGGAAAATGTCAAATTTGGAATATACGGACTTTCTTTTTGGTGAAAAAAGTGGGTCACACTGACTCAGTGTGAAACCTGAAAAAATATTTTTAGTTTGACTGCATAACTTTTTTTATTAATATTTTTGGCGTAAAAGGATTTGGAAATAATTTAGGCATAAATGTTATATCAATGATACATTCTTTTCCCACAATAAAACCGCCACAATTCGAATGTGAAAAATGCAACTTTATATGCAGTAAACAAAGCGATTATAATAGGCATATTGCCACTCGTAAACACTTAATGTTATCAAATGTTATATGTTTGCCCATTGAAAAAACGCCGCAATTTAATTGTGAAAAATGTAATATATCATGCAGTAGTAAACGAGATTATGATCGACATCTAACTACGCAAAAACATAAAACCTCGCGGAATACAAATGACGATAAGACTTATGATTGTGATTGTGGATCTACATATAAATATTCTTCTAGTTATTACCGGCATAAGAAAACGTGTACATATGTTCCACCGAGTCAACCTGAAGTCCAATCTATTCGTGAAATTATTCATTCACCTGAACCGAATTGGATGGAAATTATGCAAATGTTGGTCAAAGAAAACCAAGAAATACGTAATTTCATGGTCACTCAACATAATACAATTATTGAACAAAATAAAAAACTCAATGATCATAATATGGCCGTCGTCGAGCAAAATAAAACTCTTACTGAAGTCGTCAAGACTCTACAACCCGCCAACAATTCCTATAATACTACCAACAACAACCAATCTTACACTATCAATATGTTTCTTAATGAAAAATGCAAAGATGCTCAAAACTTCAGCAAGTTCATTGAAGAATTGAAACCCAAAGTCGATATGATGAAAATATATGAAAATGGCTACGTAGAGGGGATTTCCAAGTTGTTTATTGACGGCTTGTCTTCTATGGAAATTACCGAACGTCCACTACATTGCACAGATGAGCGACGCAATACGTTTTATGTTCACGACAATGATACTTGGAACAAAGACGAAGATTTGAAAGATACCAAGAAGGCTATTTTCCATATTAGTCAAGAAAATCTCAAACAATGTGTTGCCTGGTCCAATAATATACCACCGAATACAGATCGTCATGATCATATTACACAGTCTGTCAAATTATGCAAAGTCGCTTGGAGCGGGGATGACAAGAACACCGAGAAGATTATCAAGAACATTTCCAAAGAAATACCGCTCAATAAACAAGTCATGAATGAACTTTAATACGTCCGGGGGTGGACGCTCTCTAAGTACTTTTGGCAATTTATATTATTACCCCCCTCCGGGGTCGGTACCGTGCACATTGTATCATACATCATTCTTAGATCGATTTCACTCCTATATGCGTGTGGACAACTGGTATGATAGTATTATTATACACTTATCCAGAAATGAGTGGGATATTGATTTACTAGTCATCTATTGAATCCTTACTGATCATGGTGTGTTTTATTACCCCCTGGTGTTGAAAATCTATGTGTTTTTAGGGGTCATTGTTCTCAATGTATCATCGATTCTTCTTGACATATGTAGGGTTCTTTGTATGATACAATCTATTTTGTTTCTTCTATTTTGGTTTTAGTTTTACCTTTTTGAGAACCTTGTCTTAGATATACGCTATTTTAGGGGGTTTTTGGGGTCGATGTTCTCAATTTATATTTTATTCTTCGAAGAATATTTAGGGGGATTTGTATCATACATTATGTTTCATGTTTGTTATTATGTTTATTTTTACCCCTTTTTGAGAACTTTGTCGATAGGGTATAATGCTATAAAAAATAAAAGGGGGTGTTTATTTTTTATATTTTTATTGGTTGGATGGCTGCATTTATGTATTATAGTCATGCTATATACTTATCCAGAAATGAGTAGGATATTGATTTACCGGGTGGGGGTGGGCGGCTTTAAGTGGTTTTAGGGATTACTATTATTTACCCCCTCCGGGGGTTGGGGACGGCTTTAAGTACATTGGAGCATTTATAGTATTGTACACCCCTCCGGGGGAGATGGGATATCGCGGGATATCGCGGGATTAGGGGATCAACGCGATTTTCGTCTTCTCTTCCACTTTATAGATCGCCATTCTTACGGTACTACCTTTATCGTACTCCTTATCGCTCTTTATTCTGCACACTCCTATCTTCGCATTATACACTTCTACTTCTCCTACTTCTTTTCCTATTACCACCACCTCTTCTACTCCCTCTTTCATTAACCTCTTTCGCATCTTTCGCTCCAATTCATTTAACCTTTCTATCTTTTCATTTACCTTTACCCCTACCATTTCACACTTGTTACACATATCTACCATTCTACGCATCTCACTACTTATCTGTGCATATGTAAACGTTTGCAACATCTCGTGAAACATTGGATTATCTTCCGAATATGGAACATATTCCGTCTTTACTTGATTTATAATAGCATATAGTAATCGGTCTGAATGTGGCGATGGTACTTGTCCATTCGATTTACTGGTGGTTTTTACAAAGATTCCGCATTTTTTCTTATACAAATATGCTCCTGCATCGCTATTGATTCGAATCATCCAATATGCAACTAGATCACGACTATTTGTGATTGTAGGATCCAATTGTTTCGTATATTCATATAACTTTTGATAATGATTATTGGCAAGGAGTTTGTCTGATTCGTATACATGATTTTTCTTCACTATGATAAGCGTTTCACGGAAGGTGGTATCAATACATACTCCGTCCTTGAAAATATAATCGACGGTGAATGACAATCGTTCCTTTTTCTCCGTCAAAACACATATATCTACCAATTTATCACACAACATTTGTTTTTTACGATGTGGTAAATAAATGGTGCTTGATTGCTTCAGGTTCTCAATATGACTCCATAAATCCAAATGTTCTATCCATCGACAAAGATTCGTGGTGTATACGGATATTCGAACTTCTCCTGGAGTCAATTCAGTAATACTCAATGCATCATCATAATCACTTGTATTTGGACCATCAATACTAAATATATATTCATTGCATCGATCAATTGTTTGTGGATTCTTCGCTACTATTTCGGCTAGTGTGGATACCTCGTCGACATGTTTTAATGCATTGATCAATTCCTTTGGTTGTTCATGGTATCCGTAAGAGTATAATAGATATTCTCCATAGGCAACATCATCGTCAACGTTTCCCAGAACTTGCGTTAATAAACCCAATGGGTGTTTGTCATTCCAGTGCACATAGGTAAATACTACATACTTGTTTAAGATATGTTTCGATAACCCCAATTTCAAATCATAAGGGATCAAGAACGCCGGGTATTTTTTATTGAAAGGAATACATTTATACAAGAGCCGTTTTTTATTTTCGGTTCGACCATAGGTTTTCCCATCGGACAGTACTAATACACCAGTTAGTACAGTATCAGATTTTACAGTCGATTCGAGAACATGGACACTATTCTCCGACACTAGCACTTTATCCCCATCAAATACTTTTGCATCAATTGGTGTCCATGTAGTGGATAGTTCCATTACTTCTTGGGTATCATGATGTGTGAATGTCCATGAATCATAATTTCGGTTCCCAATATTGATAATTGCTTCCATTGTTTTCGTCGTTTTGATATCATATATTATATTTATGAAAACATTCTTCAATTTTACGCAAAACCATGTAAACACAATG